AAGAAGCGTAGTGCCGCAGATAATTTAGCTAAGAGTTTAAGACTGAAGGGTGTAATACGTCCTAAGACAGAATGTTGTGGAAGAATGTACGATCCGGGAAACTTGTCACGTCATAAAAAAGGGCAACTAAAGCATAAGTGCCAGTTGCCCTCTTAAGGTTACTTAAACCAACCTATCTTTTTACCTAATCTTTTGCGCTCTTCATAAGCAGCAACACTTCCGGGGTATCTCCAAGTAGCTATCGCCACTAGAGCCATAAACACAGCAGTACTGATAATTCCGATTGGTTTCACTCCGGTGAACCACATGATAATTAAACTGGAGCTCATCATAGCCAACATAAAGAATTTCATCTTAGTTGGAAACACACGCTTGGTATTCCAGTTGGTCAAGAACGGTCCGAACAGTTTGTGATTATAAATCCAACGATGCATACGTTCGCTACCTTTGCTAAAACAATAGGCTGCAAACACTACAAATATACTGTAAGGTAATCCTGGTGTGATGACTCCTAAATAGGCCATCCCTAGGCTAAGGAATCCTAACACAGTCCATAAGAATTTTTTTATTTTCATGCTGCTACTACCTTGTTGATTATTGCAGCCTGTATAATATCTGCATGTAAATTAGGTGTAAACTTTCCACCAGCAGCGCCATTTAGTGTTGCAAGTGTTGATGCTATACCTTTGCTTTTTCTAACAGATCTGCCACCGTAGGGCAAATTAGGAATAGCATAACTAATATGTATCCATACTGTTTTGCTTGGAAGGTATTCTAATAACAATTGATCGTAGGATATATTCTTACTGATCCACACAGCTATATTGTAGTAGTCGTGTGCGGCAACTCCTCGAAATTGTAGGTCGCAGGCCTGCCCCGTATTGTGTTGACTAGAAGATGTGAGTCCCTGACGATAACTATTTGTAATTAGTGCATTTGGATATTTTGCTTTAATCGGTTCTATAACGTTGAGCGCTAATGCTGCAAGATTATTAACCACAGCATTTGCATTAGGAACAGACAAACTGTGTTCGTTTAATTGCGCTAGTGTTCTAGGAAAAGTAACGTTTTTAATCAATTGCGCTAGTGTAGTGCCATTGGGAGTTAGCACAGTTTCAAATGTTATTCCGCCGATCACCGTGTTGTTTTCTCTCCCGGCTATGACTGTCCCGGGTTTTACGCCTTCAGTTTGAGGAGTAGGAGTAGTAGTTATTGTTCGGTGTTCATCAGGAGTGATACGTCCTTCTGCTAGGAACCTATCCGCTTGCACCTTGCCTTCAGTGTTGGCATCGTCACCTTCTACGTTCTGTACCGCTGATGTAACTGTCACTCTAGGCACAGTGGGAGCTGAAAAACTGCCTTCAGTAGATGCAGCATTGTACAAGGCAATAACTGAACCGTTAGCGTATACGTTGCCCGAATCATATGATGGTTCAACCCTACCGTCTGGACTATATCTTAATCCTGTAATAGCCGTATACGGATGTACGTGAGGTACAGGAGTATCAGGGCCGCTCGGGCTATTACCAGCAGATGGCGTCGGATTAACGGTAGGAGTAGTCATACTCGTATTTAACTCAGCGCAATCCCAGTAGTAGTTTGTAAGTATTGATTAGCAAACACTTTGTCTGATGCTACTACCACTGTTACTGTAGTTTTTAACAGGGGAATTGTTCGATCTGGACTAACTGTGAACAAGTAAGGCATAAGTCCTGGACCTTTCTCTCCCATTCCGATTACCATTGGTTTTGTTAACTTGTAATGAGTAGCAGTTTCTTCGTCTAAACGAGCAACAAGCTCTTCGCCTGATGTTAATTTAAGAGTTATCACTTCGCCTGTGCTTACGCCTTTGTCAATAATCATAATGTGTGTCCTGTTCCTGTAAATCCTGTTTCTTCAATATATTTTTTTAGTTCTGTGAACCCACCGATGCTTTTACCGTTGATGATAATCTGTGGTACAGTTCGTGCAGTAGGCACAGCTTCTAACAAGTCTTCTTTAGTGTAACCGTCACCGATTTTATTTTCTTTAAACTTAATGCCGCGGCTTCCTAACAGTGCTTTGGCTTGATCACAATAGGGGCAGTGGTACTTGCTCCATACGATTACTTCTGACATATTTTTCCTTTAGTTTGAATAAATTACAGCGCCCTTCTTATCTGTAACACGGACCATTAACACACCTTTGTTTTTATAACTAAGTGCTGCTGACATTGCTGACTGCTCGCTGCCGTATGATCCTATAGTTGTCCAAGATTCGTAAGGGTTGTTTCTTTTGTATTGTGCTTTATACATAATATATTATATAGCCGGCAATTCATCATAGTCAAGATTTTCACTCATCACTCCAATGACGTAATTAGTTGATTCTGATTCTTGTAATGCTGTTTGTTTTTTACTGGTGTCAGTATGCTTGTTGAACCAAGGAATCGGAGTGCTTTTAGGAGCACTAGCTCGATACTTAATTCCAATTTGTTTTAGTGCGTCTACAGAGGTATAGTCTACAAAATCTTTGAGAATGTTTGCATTAAGCCCGATAACTGGACCTTTCTTAAACAGATAGTCAGCCCATGCTTTTTCTTCACGAATTACATCCATATACAGGGCATACACGTCTTCTTCACATTCTTTTTTGGCTTCTACGAAACGATTATCTTCTTTGACCACTTGATTGATCATATAGGCAGTCCAGGCCTTGTGCAGTAGTTCGTCTTGTAGAATTAGACTAATAATATTGCCGTTGCCCATAAAGATTTTATTCTCTACCATTGCTAGACTAGTAGCAAACGATACCATAAAGCGGAATGCTTCTAGAGCATATGATGCGTGTAGCGCCATCCAAATTGCCTTGATGTGTTCTTTCTCAGGAATAACTTCTCCGAGTTCTTTACGACAGTTGATAACGTGCAGTTTGTCATAGTAGTTGCCTACACTTGATGCCATTCCTATAATTTCTTCAGTCTCATGAATTGTATTAAACACTTCTTTAGGTACATTATAGATATTACGGATAATATGGCTATAGCTACGACTATGAATGTTAGTTTCAAAGAAGCTCCAGTTGTACATTAATGCTTCTAATTCTGGCAAGCTGGCTACAGGAGTAAAAACCTGTGCTGGACCGCGGCCTTGCAAACTATCTAATGCTGTTTGACGTAGTAAGTTGCTGGTAAAGATATGCTTAACAGCATCACTAGAATCTTTGAAATCGTTGGCATCTTTAGACAGCGACACTTCTTCTGGGCGCCAAAAGAAACCTTGTGCAGTTTGATCAAAGTCTGCAATCTTTTTGTATTTTACTTCTTCAAAACGTTGAATAGTGACCGGCCCGGCTGGATCCAAGAACATCTTACGATTAAGATAGTCTGTCTTTGTGTGTAGGTTGTATTGCTGTTGACTCATAATTTATCTTCCTTGGTATAGTTGTATTGATTCCAAATATTTCTATTTTCAATCGCGCCTTCTTTTAAAAGCCGCCAGGTTTTTTCTTCTGGTGTTTCAGTCCACACGAAATATTGTGCAGATAACGGGGGTCTTCCGGTGGAGAGATCGTAAGGATCTTTGTGTTGGAAATAGTATTTAAGCCAAATTAGCTTTTTGCTGGTCATTCTAGTAGGCAACCATGCAAACTGCTTATTTTCCATTGCGTAGAATATAGATCATTCTAGTGGCTAATTCCTTAAACCACGCTTCATCATGACCACGGGTAGTTTCAGCAGCAACTCCAATACGTACACCTGACGTTTCTATAAAAGTACGTGTTTCGCCTGGCACACCATTTTTGTTTACTGTGATGCCGTGTTCTTCAAGCAGATCAGCATATTGTCTACCACTTAGTTGTTCTTTACGTAAGTCTACAGTAAACATATGGCATTGTGTTCCGCCACTAACAACGTCAACGCCGGCATCTAAAAATGCCTGCACCATAGCATGTGCGTTAATGCGAATGCGTTTGGCATACAACTTAAACTCTGGTTGTAGTGCTTCATAGAAACATTGGGCCTTGGCAGCAATGATGTGCATCAGTGGTCCACCCTGTGTACCCGGAAAGATTGCTGAGTTGAGCTTTTTAGTGTAGTCTGGATTGTTCCACAAGATGATACCACCTCTCGGTCCACGCAACCCTTTGTGTGTTGTACTAGTAACTACATCAGCATGTGGGAAAGGGCTTGGATACTCGCCACCTGCTACCAATCCTGAATAGTGTGCTATATCCACTAACAGGATAGCATCTACCGAGTCAGCGATCCGTTTAAATCTAGCCCAATCAATCACCTGACTGTAGGCACTAGCACCGGCGATGACCATGCGTGGTTTGACAAACTGTACCAGTTCTTGTACAGCATCATAGTCAATGAATCCACGCGAGTCTACACCATATGTGTGCGCTTCAAACCAGGCACCTGATGCATTGACCCCGGCACCATGACTCAGGTGTCCACCTGAGGCCAAGTCCATACCTACAATGACATCTCTAGGTTGTAGAAATGCCTTGAACACTGCCAGGTTGGCATTGGCTCCCGAGTGCGGTTGCACATTGGCAAACTTGCAGCTGAACAGCGTAGTGGCATAATCAATTGCCAATCGTTCAACATCATCTACATGTTCACAACCGTTGTAGTAACGCTTGCCTGGAAGACCTTCAGCATACTTGTTGGTGAGTATACTGCCACACAGATCCATTACTGCCTGGCTGGTGAAGTTTTCGCTGGCAATTAGTTCAACTGTTATGTCCTGTCTTTCTTTTTCTCTTTGGATAAATTGTTGTATTTTTGTATCTATCATGCTTCTTCCTTTGTTATGTGTCTACGAATGCTCGTTCAACTACGTACTGCCCGGGCTCACGCAGGCTGCCTTCGGTCATACCTTGTTGATTGCACCATGTCATGACTTCCCGGTTGAATGCCATGTTGCCGCACAGCATGATCTTGTCTTGTACAGAATCAATTGGCAATGCGCCCGATGTGAGTTGAGCAGTGATTCTAACATCACCCGAGCCGGTGACCACTGCTTGATAGTCCAGTACGGGCTGTATTATGTCGTGTAACTCGCCTGAGTGCGGGTGATTCAAAAATGCTGTGGTTAGATCTTGCTGATAGGCCAAATCAGCAGCATCACGCACACTGTGAACCATGTGTATGCGACTCCACGTTTCTAGTGTTTCTAGATCACGCACCAGGCTCATGAACGGCGCCAGGCCTGTGCCAGTGGCCAGCAACCACAGGTTGCCGCCTTTGATCAGTGCATCATTTCTCAGTGTGCCAGTGGGCTTGTCACCCACAATTATTTCGTCGCCTACCTGAATGTGTTGCAGCTTACTGGTCAGCGCACCATCTGCTATCTTGATGCTGAGAAACTCCAGCTGATCGCTCCAGGGTGGACTCACTATGCTGTAGGCTCGGCGTATGCGCTTTTCTTCGTGAATGACGCCAATCAACACAAACTCCCCAGCATTGAATCTAAATGCCGGATTTCTGGTGGTACAGAAACTGAATGTTCTGTTGCTCCAGTGATGTACCGAGGTTACTGTTTCTGTAAACATTGTTTAATATTTCAATAGATAAGCCACACTGATGAACAATGTGACCAATACTATGATAATCAAGTCTTCCTTAGATTCATTCCACTTCATACTTGCACAATCTTCCGAATTCATTTATTGGGATTTTCGCGATTAGTCATGTGCAGTGCCAGCAAGGTGTCGGCCCGTAGTGCAGCAGGTATCTTTTCAGCATCGGTCATTTCATAGCACTTGGGACTAAAGTTGGGATCACGCATCAGTGGATACCGAGCAGGGTATCCACGTTTGAATCCTTGAAAAGTAGCCCAAGTAATAA